ACTGGATAAAATCTCTTGCCGAAGGTTTTCTGTCGCCATGCCAATCGCATTTCTGTTTGACGATATTACTGACAGTATCTCCTCGTTATCAGCCGGTGTGGCCGCCCCTTCTCCGCCAAGAGACTGAACCAGTGAGGCAAGGTAGTCCTCGAAATATGGTGTAGCATTGCCGTTTTCATCGACAATTTGCTGCACCATTTCGACGTACTTAATTACCACTTATGAACTCCGAACGCAAAGCACCATTGAGCCAACACCGCCATCAAGGCCGGATGTTGAAAACAGTATTTTCCCGGTTCCATCAAGGCCGGATTGATCCTTGATTCCGCCAAATCTGGAAAAGTCATTGCAGGAAATGTCCCGGCTCAGCGACCAAATAAGGTTTGCGTCAACCAATCCAGAATCGTATTCAAGGCGACCATCAAAGCCGGTGAAGTTGTACTCCACAAGCTCGATGACCATCCTGGCGCTTGAGTCAAGGCCAAAATCAGAAGGAATAACAATCTCCTCTCGATTCAAGTCTGGGCTTGACCCGTCGCCAACGATGCCAATGTGGTAAATGGCCTTATGCTTACCCTGAAGGATAGGTATAACATTCAGCGAATGCGCCATTAGTCGTCAATCTCCACCCATGTGATCGAGGCAATACCAACCGCAGCAGTGGTCAGATAGCTCAGGGAGAGGTTTGATCCCGGAGGCAAAATGATCTCCCCGTTGACTTCCTCAACATACTTTGCCGGGCTAATGGATGATGCCGCGACAACGGAGCCAATTGGTCGAAGCCATACCGGAGCCGCAGGAAGTGTTGCCGCAGCATCTGCCCGGCCAACTCCAATACTTGCATTACTGCCAGAGCATATTGCATTGTGGATGACAGCCGGAGTTGTGTGAGTAATCGCAGTTGAATATGTGGCCGCACTAATTGCAAGCCCGACAACAGACGCGCCAGCAGGAGCCGTTGATGGCTGGAAGCATACCCGAGCAACAACCAGTTTTTTCCCGCTGCCCAAGTCGTTTGATAAAACAAGCCCGGTACAGGTTGCAGATACCGTCGAGAGCGTTACAGCGCCAGCGGTGCAGGCGTGAAACATATTGCCAAGGCGCGCTTGATCGAGAAACCATTGTGATGACATTGCCATGATTAAAAATCCTCGTTAATTGATTAAGCGTCAGCCGCTGGCAACAGGTATCCACTAGCGCCAGCAACGCCAGAGGCTCTATTGTCAATAAACCCAAAGCCTGAGCTTGCCGTTACCAATATTTCAGATGCTGTATCAGCGTGTTGAACGTGGTTGTGCGAAACAATGCCGGTGTTTGTTGATTGGTCAGTGGTGATCAAAAGGCCGCCAGTAGCCGAATCGGTATTAAGCCGATATACGGTGTTCTGTGAAAATTTAGATGCGGTGACAATTTTCGTTGTAGCGATTGCCATTAATGCTGGTGTGTTATTGCGCACACCAAGGGTTAGATCGTTGCCGCTTATGTTGATTCGAGCGTTTGTGCCATCCATTTTGACCATCTGGAGCGTTGCAGTATCTGGCTCAATCCAGACGTTATCAACCATGGTTAGCCCATCTGCATCGTTTGACGTTGCGTTGGTATCAACCAAGTTCAAGAAATTCATGTTGGTTGCAGTGGCCTTGAACAAGCACTTCTCAACATAGAAATCTTTGGCGGTTGTCAATGTGAACACCGATGTAATATCGGCAAAATTGGCGGTAAATATTAGATTGCTAAGTGCGATATTGGCCGCGCTTACAGCAATGGTACTTGTCGCAGCGGTATCCAGCGTAAAAGTTGGCCGAGAGCTACCAGAGCCAAGACCGATGATGGTTACGCCAGCCACAGACAAGCCAAGGGCTGTTGCGCTTGAAATGGTTTCTGCATGGCCCGGCATGACAAAGATAATGTCGCCCTGCCCTGCTACGCACCTGGTAAGTGCATAAGCAACGGTCGCCAGAGGTCGCTGGTACGATGTTTTACCGGCCTGATCTCGTCCGGCGGACGACCCTGGAGGAATTACTGAGGAATTGCTTACCCAATAAGTTACCCCTGGATTTGATTGCAAAACAGGCATACCGCGAACGATGAGTCCATCGGCAAAGCCATTGGGATAGGTAGAAATTGACATTTTAAGCTCCGGTTATATTGGAGGTTGCATTACTTAAAAGGGGCCGTAGCCCCGTGTATTTAAGTTCCAGATCCGAACGCACAACGCGGGTCTGTGTGGCCAAACGATGCGTAGAACATCGCTTTTGTGCAGAAGTCGCCGGTGTTGAATACGTTGTCCTGCTCAAAGGTCAGCTTCATTCGATCAAAGATTTTGAACCCGTGCTCTGCGTTGGTTTTGATGAACCAATCGGTAGAGGAGGTAAATCGATGATTGACGTGGATGCCTTTGCTGAAATACCCGGCGATAGGGTTAATTGTTGCCGTGTTGGTTGAATCCGGCTCGAATGAACTCTTATCGATCCGCATTGCATCGAATCGAAGCTGGCGCGGAATGTGAAGTGACTCCGCCTTGATGTCAGCAAGCAGTCCAGCCCCGTCACGAAAATCTTCAAGCTCGATGATCGCGTCCTCAATCGCGGATTGGCTCAGCGATGTGAAGCTGGTAAAACGATTTGAGAACGTGCCGCCAGTGCCAAGCAGGTGAGCAGTTGAAAATAGCGGAAGGCCGTCGATTGAATCGCTTGAGGTATATCCGACGTTGATAACGTCAGCAGCAAGCTGTTCATACGTGTGCAGCATTGACTTTTTCAGCCAAGTACCAGTGCTTTTGGCCAGGTTCTCGTACTTGTTGTTCATCATCGCTTCAAATGTGAGGCGAGCACCAAGCGCGTAAACCTTGTGAGTGTACGTTTTGGTGAAATCCTGCTTGCTTTTGGCATATCGGATCTCGGTGCCTTCTGGCTTCAGGTAGCCAAGACCACCATTTGAGACGGAAACGTCAATCTCGTAAGCCTTTTCCGATCCTTCAACGGTGAATATTTTTGGATACTCCGGGGAGTAGTCCTTCATTGCCTGACCAGCAATGGCATTGATGCCAAGCTGCAATAATCTGGCCTTATCGCCTTGTGTTTGAGTCGTCATGATTACGCAACTCCCGTGGTTGAGGTGTCATCGTTGAGGTTAATTGATACTAACCAGCGGGCATAATCGCCAACTTTATTGCCAATGCGATTGTCAACAGAGTGCAGGCGGACTGTCAGCGTGTTGGTGGTGTTTGCCGTTGAGGAGTCAACCATTGCGCCAGAAAAGCCGGTGGAAGTATTGATTGATCCGATGATCAAATCAGCATTCAAGCCGCAAGACGTAGCAGAAAGCGTTGAGCCAACCGAATCCTCTTGCACGGAGTAAAGAACGTCTGAGCCATAGGTTACGAACCCATAGCGCAAGGTCGATGCGCGTCGGTAATTGGAGGAAGAAAGGCTTCCCTCATCGGTAAGATCTGGCTCAAGCGCAACCAAAGATCCGACGAATGTGTCACCGGCTGCTGCCTTTGTTACAGCAGGAGTGGTGCCATCGGTATCGGCGTTGTTGACCAGCTTAACTGGGTCATAAATTCCGCAAGCGGTGCTATCTGAAGCAAGGAAGCAGACTCGACGGAGTTTGCCCTCGTAAGATCCACCAGAGATTGTGCCGACCGGCACTAGGCCATTGGCAAGGTTTGTGTTTGGAGGTACTGCGGCGGCCATAAAGGTCTCCTAGAAAATGGGTTTATGATTTGCGTCGAGCGAGCTTTTTCGCCGTCTGCTAGCCATTCCTATCTTTCTAGGAGGTGGTATATTTAACCTAAATTAGGTCTAATCTCATTGTATCCTACTCCCATCCCATCTGGCAAGGTTGGGGCGTAACTTTTTAAGTGCTGAGGCTGAGAGCTTGAATCCTCAAGCGATCTACCAGAGTGCAGAGCCTCGTTGATTTGACGCTGCCGCTCAAGGTCTGGCACATTCTTGAACTCATGGTAAAGCACTGGGTCCATCATCAAAGCATAGACATAGTACGGCTTACCGCCAACCTCGCCGCCGACAAATCTAACCCAATTTCCATCTTCGGCGTCTGTCAAACCCTTGTACACCTTTCGATTTGGCAGCCTCGACTCAATTGGTACTGCACCGGCATCAATCCACCGCTGAACATCTCCATTGAGGTCGTTGATAAGGGCGATCTTCTTGTCTGGATATGCCGCCTCGTAAGCGGATATGTCCATTCGTCGAGATCGCGATAGGGTTGTTTTTTTTGCTTCAGGATGGGCTTTTGGTGATTTGCCCAAGTCTGTTTTTTCTAAAATTCGATTGCTCATAATCAAAGCCCTAAGAATTGTTTGGCAAAATCATCCGCAGCATTTTGGCCGGAATCGTTTTTTATCTGTCGGTACATATTGATGGCAGCAGCCTTGTTCAGCCCGTCTCCAAAGCTCAATTGAGAGAGTTTTTTCTCAAAATCAACTTTGACCGGAGCTGGCTTGCCAGTCTTAATTGGCGGACCAGTCCTTGCCACGGACTTAGCCTTAAATCGATCAGGGTAAAGCGATTTAATCCTGTTCATTGACTCGGCAAGATACCCCTTGATGGCGGCCGGTGATAGCTGATCATTCATGCCAACGCCATCAGCCCTGAGCTTTCCATCATAAATTCTGGCAAACTCTCGCTTTATATCAGGATCTTCCAATATCTGCTGAGACGAGACAAATTCAGAAATTACCGGGTGAACTTGCGGTTGATTATGCTGCGCTTCCTGCCGGTTAAGGGTATCCATCTTGTCCTTTAAATCAAGGACTGCATCTATATCGCCGTCTTCCCTTGCTATGGCCATTTCTTTTTCGAGCGCCTTCTTCTCCCTGCTTACCTGTATTTTCTCGCACTCAATCGCTTCATCGCGCAACTTCTCCAGCTCTCGCTTTAGTTGCTTCATTTCCTTGTTTTTTTGGATTAAGTCATACTGCTCCTTGTACGCCTTTTTGCCTCGATACATATCGGGATCTTTGCCAGCCTTGATCCATTCCTCATAACTCACATACCCTGGCGGATCTTCGCTTTCCTGCTGATCCTGATCTTCATCGCCGGAATCATCAGTTTCTTCATCGGCTTCCTGATCGACGGCATCACCTAACTCTTCGTCATCTTGAGGCAATTGATCACCATCAAACTGAGCGGCCAATTCTGACAAATCAATATCATCATCCATTGCTGCGATCCTCTTTGACATTCGTGGCGTAAACCGCAGCTACGTCGTCATCGTTGCAGATGTGGTAAACATCACCAGAACCGGGCGGAAACTCCTGCCTGAGCCCGGCATATTTATTGAAGACAACAACGTCGCCCTCGTTTGGGCGCTCATCTTGGTAATCCTTGAATGTATATTTGCCCGCATGGCAGAGGATGCCTATGTGCTGCCCCCTTTCCTCTCGCTCTGCCTGCGTTAAAGACTTGGCGATAAGCCCAGCCTTTGCCAGCGTCGGCGCAAGTACAGCAAGCCCGGCATCCAGAGACTGATCAACCGGAAGCGGCCTGATAATCACTCGATATGCAATTGAGTTAGGCAGGTTGTCGCCGACAAATTCATGGGCTTTTCTTAGTTGCTCATCGGTTGGCTTAAACATTTTCAGTCACCTCGCAATCCTTCAAAACTTCTTCTAAGCAAGCGGCGTACATCAGCCCTTCGCGCTGCCCTCTTGCTGCTTGAGCGGATGACAGTGTTTTGGTTGAACTGGATGCGTTGACGAAGGCACCGCTTTTTAGATACTCGCCAATTTTTTCGATTTGGCCATGAATGCATGACTGGTAAGCTTTCGTTACCGGATCATTCAGCCATAACTCTATTTGGTGGATTGACAACTTGTGGACTTGGTTTTCCATTAACTCCTCCTTCGGAGTCTTGATTGATAAACATTCGCTCAACTTTCTGAACATCGGTTATTCCCATCCCCATTTCCCATGCTATTTTCAGCGACTCCATGTATTTCTTCGTAATGTCAGCCTCCATCTGATCCGCTTGAAGGCCAAGAGCGGTCATTTGTTTGGCTGCCTCAAGAGCTAATTTCTGCTCCTGTATTCTCTGCTGCTGCTCACGCAACATCTGATCTCTCTGCCGCATTTCAGCTTCCATCTGCTTTTCTGCCAGCATCAGCTTCATTGTTGGGTCAACTGCCTCCGGGTCTGGCTCTGGAGCCAGTCGCTGGATGTCTTGAGTCTTGGTTGCCTTCAGGAGATCAAGCGTCGCCTCTCTGATGTTGATGACGTTTATGCCTGCTGCCTGCTGTGCCATGCCAAGCTGCAATACCGCCTCCGCTTGAGCTATGCGCTCGATGTCCGATCCTTGTGCCGGATTTGACGCAATGCCGATGTCACAGGTATGCGGGTTGAAGTCATCGGCCATCACGTATTGGCGTGCCTCGTCCAAAAACTTGTTGTAAGCGTCTGAGTCGTGATGCTTGTAGTTCAGCCGGAATATCTTTCTGGCTTCCCGCTTGGCTGCGTCGAACACCCTTAGGATTACTGAGTTTGGAACCTTCAGGCTTTGCTGTAGGCGAGCCAGATAAAGGCTTGCTGCCTCTCCAGAATGAGAGTCAACATTCACTGATGCGTTGGTCATTGAGCGGGCAGAGTTGATTAGATAGTCCATCAACTGGAACAAAACTTGAGATGGGCCTGAGAACGGGAACTGAACAAAGTTATCTTTTAAAGTCCCGGCCATTGACCCGGTTGTGATCGGGGTTATTTCGCCAATCTTCAATTTAATTGGCCCAGCATCTGTGCGCTGACCGCTTCCTAATCCACCAATGCTGGATGCCATTAGCCCAGAGTTCGCGGATGTCAAGTGAACGGTTCCGGCATCTATTTGTTGGCGCAGCGTAGCGTTAATTGCAGAGAACATCGGGCCAAGCAAGATGCCCCATCCCATCCCCATTGGCCCACCTTCTGGGTCCGGCAGGAATCGATATTGCGTGTAGCATGGAACTGCTGTGATTTTGACTATTTGGCCTTCTTCATTCGTGTGGATGGTGCTCTCATCATAGGCTGGGCAGGCGTAGACGATTTTGCTTGAATCCTCATCCAGGATTAAATAATAAGGCTCATCTATGTCGTCATCGTCAATGTCAACCCATGACAAAGCCAAAATAAATGGAAACTCGTTTTTCTCTTTGTCATTTATGAATGTTGACTCATCAATATCCCACTTCTGATGCCCGCGAATCATCGTTAAGAGTTCGCTGCGAGTCAGTGTCGTTGTCTCAAAAATATCACGACACTCTTCGAAGTTGTCGCTGTTCATGTCGAAGATTACTTTGTCAGCCCTAACCAAGTCGGAGCGTTTAACCTTTTCGTCGTAATCGAAATAGGTTTTTTTGTAGACGGTCCCAACAATTGGCAGCATAAGAATTGCCTTGTCCTGACTATCTCGCCAGTGCGGAATTTCTTCTTTTAGCTGGTAGTTTAGGTATTTTGCAACCCTTTCTGCTCTGGCCGCCTTGCCATCGGAAACTGCCTGATCGAGTTCCTTTTGCCCTATCTCAACGCCAGATTGAGCGCCTATGTCAGCCGCCCTAATCTCTTTCCCGTAAACCTTCACAGCCAAAATATCGTCAGCCCAGACCAGCTCTGGGGCGGCCCTTGAGCTAAAGTCGATAGCGGCCTCCATTAGATACGGGAGCATTGCAAGTGACGCTCCCTCAATCGGAAAATTCTTAACCTCAATTGGCTTGCCGTCAGAGGTTGGCTGCATCTTCGCTAAGTTAATGGCGGCCTCATATCGAATCTTCCACTTCTCCATTGAATCAACGGCTTCCTGATATTTGGTGTGTATTCTGTTGTATGCGTCAGCGTTATCCTTGATTTGATCAACGATATTGTATTTTGAAAGATTTTCAATCAAGACAGATTCTTGTTTGTCGTCTTCAGAATCATCGGACTCATAATCATTTTCTTCGTAATCAATCATCTGCTAACCTTCTTTTGGTTTTCGTTTTGCGACTTTTTCTTTTTCAGATGCGGTCATTTCTCTGTACTTTCCGCACTTTTCGCACCTTACATGGGTGAGCGATGTTGTTTTTTGATCTATGTGTGACTCGCAACTGCTCATTTTCTCTCCGCTAATATCCTGAAATTGAATCTCTGCCAGAAGATGCGGATGACCAGTCGTAATGCCTGCTATTTTGGCTAACGCCTATATCACAGATTCTGATTGCAAATCTCCGCATCATGTGGGCGTAACGTATTGCGTCAAGAAGGTCGTCATCGCGCTTGACAATCTGCGCTCTGCCATCCTTCATTGACCTAGTGTGGTATTTTCGAATTTCATCAAATACGGGGAATAAGTTTGAGAATATTTTGAACCGGCCAACTTCCATCATGTTTATGATTTCTGTGATGCCGACCCATACCCCATTACCGCCAGATTCATGAGTCGCGGGCGTGCCGAGCATATTCCATCCGGCATTGGCGTAATCGGTTGCCGCCTGAGTGGCTCCATTCTTTTCCTGTAATCCATCTGCTGGCCATGCGGTGGGTATATCTTTGGACCAGTACTTGACCATCTCCCATGCCTCATATGGGTGCTTCCTCGACTCCTTCCATGCGTTGACAACGTAGCAAGTATGAGTGTCTGGGTCCAAAACAAGCTGTACATGCGCCTGCGGGTGATCCCATCCGAAGTCCATGCCATTCAGAATGAACCAGTGTTGCGGTATTCTGAATGGCTCGACGCCTATCTTCTCTTCGCTGAATTGGTAAATAAGGCCCGCTCCCATTAATGGTATGCCTTTGGTTCTCATATCCCGCTGGTATGGTGGATATGCCGACAAGATCTCTTCCTTAACGTCATCCTTGATGTGAGGCGCGTCATCCCATGTCGCAATCTGCATGTATTGGCCAGCACCAGGATCATCCATGAATTTAATGACCAGCTCGGTCCGGCCATTCTCTGGCGTGAAGGTCAAGACTCCCCTTCCACCCCTGCCCTTGTCGCCGCTCACCGTTCTCGTTAGAACCTGCGGCCAGATGGTTGCGTCCTTTGGCTCCTCGTCGATATGGAACCAGTCAACGTCATCACCCATAAGCGCGTGCTGCCCTTGCGAGTACGACTTGAACTGACAAATGCTTACGCCGTGCATCCCTCTATGGAGCCACTTAACCCTAACCTCTGACGCCAGCTTCGGCACACCGCTGGGCGTGCAATCGACAATCAGCTCACGCGGCACTAGCCCACCGGTCATGGTCCGGTCAGAGTAAGATCCAAACAGCAGCGACTGCAACACATCGCGGCACTTCTCGCCCGAGTACCCAAGCACCCACATCAGCGGAGGATGATCAAATCTGTGGCCTTCCCAAAATGAAGGGTACCGCCCCGTAAGGTGAACAGCGTCCATGTAGCAACCCGTCAGGGTCTTCCCAACCCGGTTCGCTGCCATCAACAGGCACTGACGATAATCAGACGTCTTCGCAATGAACCGCTTCTGCCAGTCGTACAGCTTGTCACCAAGACAGCCTAGAGCGTCCGACTCCAGCTGACACACAAGATCAAAAAGATCCCGCAGATCATCCTCGCTCATCGCGTCCAGGTCGCAAGCCCGCAACCCAGCAAGGCCATGCGCACTAATCAGGCAGCGGACCCACTACGCCAATCGCCGCCAGCTTCTCAACAAGCCTAGCCTTCAAGGCCTCACGGTCAACAACCTCAACATCAATCTTTATCGGCTTGTGCAAGGCTAATAGCTTGCATCTATCACCATGAATCCCGCGCAGCTCATTCAGAAACCGTGGGTCACCATGCTGGCTCATGCTCACCGTCGAGCTGATAGCATTATCACCGGCAACACCCTCAGTGCTCGTCACCCGATCGCCCAGGCTCCGACGAAAAGACTCAAGCGCCAACTCCTCCAGCTTGTCCAGCTTCTGCAGCTCCTGCGCAACCACGCAACCAATG